CTTGGAAATCTATACTTCTAAGCGGTTTAGCTGATTTGTGTAAAAACAATTCAGATGTAGTATTTTTTAATCCATGCCTTATAGCATCATCAACTACACACGCATCTTCCCAATCTTTAGGATAATTCTTCTGCATGTTTTTCCATTGATCATTGTGATGATAAGGGCATCCAATGCACGATGACTTACCCGGCATAGGGTGTTTCTTTATATCACGGTACCATTGCAAACAATCAGCACGAGACATCTTCATTTCAATCAAAGGCCAACGTGATGTAAGCCAAGGCATCCTCGCTTTCTTCATGCGCATCGCTTCATCAGTAGATATACCTATCCATTGTTCCACGAACATATCTTTTTTAACGCGGTGTTTTGGTTTAATCCCTAGTAGTTCGCGCATTTTCTTTTGAATAGGAATAACTTTATAATCATGTGTACACTGTCTGTATAACATACCAACTCTTCCTCCGCCTGGACGTGCTGCAAATAGTGGTGGATTTGGTACACGTCCTGCAAAGGATTTGCTCTCCATATGTGACCCTGGAATTGGGTTCGCTGCATTAATGAGATCCTCTCTGAGGTTACCACGCTCTACAGTTATAAGAGGGCAAATTGTTACAGCCTTTTTTAAATATTCTACATGTTCGTATACAAACTCTGGTTCCCAACCTGTGTCAGCAAATATCATGTAATCTGGCTTGTGTTTAGTTAATCCTTCTTGCGCCATGAGTGCGAGACACGAAGACTGAACCCCTGCCCCGAGTGATAGTACGCGCATTGTTGGCTCTCTTTTCTTTCCTTCTTCGTCAAAGTATTCCGGCTCTTCTGTCGCCGCAACTGCTGCCATTGCATTAAGCGTCTTTCTATTAGGCTTAAGCTTATTAGACATCTCTTCAAGAAGTTTTCGACGTTCAAACTCCATTTGTTCAGGGTTAATAGCAAAGCCTGGCTTAACACCAGCAATAGGTTTTTGATTCGCAGCACGTTTCTTCCCTTGTTCTTTATACCCTAAATTAGCCATTATTTTGCATCTCCCCAGTTATCTTTAATTTTATAATCCACATTTGATGGTACAGTTAAGTCAATGCAAGTTTCCATAATATTTTTTATTTCTTTTGCTTCCTTATCAGACTTCACGCTACAATTCAACTCATCATGTACTTGGATAAGTGGTATTATATCTAGTTTCTCATAAACATCAACCATAGCCTTCTTAGTTTGATCAGCAGCTGTACCTTGAATTAATCTATTAAGCGCTTTATATGTACCAGCTCTCTTAATAGAACCACTCCATTTAATATTAGCTTCACTGTGTGGTAATGCTTTGTGGAATACTGGTTGCTTGGTTACAGGATCAACTTCAAACCAGTTAGGTTCCCATAAATTAAATTGACATCTGCGACCAAGATAAGTTCTTATGGATCCTACTTTGTTTGCACGGTTCATTACATCTTCAAGCATTCCCTGCATAAATGGTACTTTATTTCTAAACTCTTTAAGCATTTCTTTTGCTTCAATAGGTGCAATATCTAAATCAACAGCCATCTTCTTATAACCCATACCATACATAACTCCAAGACCAATGGTCTTAGCTAGTTTACGATCAATACCAGCCATTTCTGCTGTTTGTTTATGGAAATCTAATCCTTTTTCGAAAGCTTCTTTAACTACTGATGCACCTTCATTCTTTCTTAACACAGCAAAGTGTGTAAGAATACGCGGCTCTTGTTGTGAATAATCAGCTGATAACCAATATTCACCTTGCTCCGGTATAAATATTTTACGAAGTTCAGAACCAAACTCATTTCTAATTGGCATCTGCTGTAAGTTAGGTGCGTACATAGAGAATCTACCAGTGACTGTTCCACCATTATCTCCACGTATTTGATTTATATGTGCATGTAGTCTACCTTTATGTACATATTTAGATACACCATTAATAAATGTACCTTGTAACTTATTAAGAACACGTGCTTTTGTTATCATACGAGGTAACTCATGCGCATGTGTTTCTAGAAAAGTTTGTGTAAAACTAGGAGAGCCTAAAGCTGTTCTAGGATACTCAAGATTAACATTATCAAATGCCTGGGCCACTGACCTAGCTGCATTGATTTGTACATCTTGACCTACTAAATCTTTAATTCTTTTTAAATATTGTTTTTCTTTATTAAGTAATTTCTTTTTAAGACCAAAAGCCTTATCCATATCTACTCGTACGCCCCGTTTAGTCATGTTAAATATAACACGAATAAGACGGCATTCTATGTCATATACTTTAGTAAGGTCTTCTTTCTGTATCTCTGTTATAAGTCTTTCGTGTAAACGCCATGTTAATTTTGCATCTGCTTCAGCGTATTCCCCAACAAAAGACGCATGCATCTTATACATATCAGCTTTAGGATCTAATCCTAATTCTTCTGCCTTAGCTTTAAGTAAAGATTCGTTCTTAAATTCACCTAAATATTCAGCAACCATGCTATTTAAAGTAAAAGAATATCTATTCTCATTTAATAATGCAGCAGAGATCATTGTGTCATGAATATACCCCTTAACTTCAATATTTAGCACGCTGAGCCACCCAACATCGTATTGGGCATTGTGGAATACCTTCTGTATGGATTCGTCCTCACAGACCTCTTTTATGTATTTTAGGACAACTTCACTGTCCATATTTCCACCACCTTCGTGTGCTATTGGATAGTAGGCAGTAAAATCACCGCTAGATATGGCAATACCTATGACCATTCCTGCTTGTCTTGGCCATCCTGGCCCCCTTTTCTTCAGTTCTGTATCACATGTCTCTAGATCTATTGCCACCACATCCCTTCCTTTCATGGAAGGGAATTCCGTGGGGTGTAGCCATTCTGCTTTTACTTCGTTTTGATTAAAAAGATCCACTGTCACCTATCTCCCCTGCTATTGCTGCATAACCCACCATATCAATGAAGTTATCAATGTTAAATTTTTCACCTTGTGTGCTCCGTGATATTTTTAATAATATCATCATAATAGCCACATCATCAGCTGTAATACTAGCCATTGGCTGTAACTTTTTATCCAGAAATATATTCCAGAACTCTGCAATTTCTGCATGATTCTTAAATGCATCTCCGTGTGTCTCATTTCTAGTTTTGGAAATAAGTTGATTAGCTTTCACTAATATTTCTTCTTTACTCATCATATGATAAATCCTCTCTCTTGTTGGGGGTTAATTATATGTAAGCTTTGTTTCGCCCGAGTAGCACCTACATAAAACACTCTATTCGTATCATCCGAATCTATTTCCATCTCTTCTTTATTGGCACGTGATAAGTCTGTCATCAACATAACGTTATCGCATTCACCCCCTTTTGCCATGTGTATTGTACTTAAATTAATTTTAGGTTCTACTCCCAATCCACCATGTTTTTCTAGGGACATCATATATGATTTATCTGCCTCTCCTATCGTGTTAAAAGCCACATCCCAAGGTATCCCTGCATTTAATAAACCATGATTCATAGTCAATGATTCTACATCATATACTTGTCCTTCTTCCAATGTCTTTAACCCTTTGTATCCTCTCTGCACTCCAACACCACTTTTTAAATTAGCATATATTGCAGCAACATCATTATAAGATACTTGTTCGTGTTCATTTAATCTATTCCATGCGCTAACAGCTTTTATTAAATCTTGTTTAATAGGTGTCTTACCATAAATAGTATAAGGTAATCCTTGGTAGCGTAAATCCTCTTCTAACGCATCTAGCATATATCCACATGTTGCAAGTGCCAACCAATTTCCTTCAGCCATATCAACTCCACCAGGATAAGCATGAAATCTTACTTCACCTTCCACATCACGTGGGTTCCATTCTTTATTTCTACGTTTGCTTATTCTTGTAACTATGTCATGTGCAACTTTATGAACTTCTACTGGGCATCTGTAAGATTGATTTAAAACACTAACGTTACCTTGCATAGTAATAAGGTGTTCTATATCAGCACCCGCCCATCTAAATATAGCTTGATCATCATCACCACTTATGTAAACTCTCTTAGAATTTTTCCATATCTTTTCACACATATTCCATTGTAATTTAGTGAGGTCCTGTGCTTCATCAACTATAACTACATCTAGTGCTGGTGTAGGACCAAACGCTACATATTGTGTTAACATGTCTGTGAAATCAAATTTACTGTATGTTTGTTTATAGTCTTCAAGAGAACGGAAAGCCCATAATAATTCTTCCCATGCATAATCTAAATTAGATTTATTATAATATTCTTGTAATTCCATACATTGCATTTTAGATTTGTTTATGTCTCTTAAAAATTTATTATCAGTAGATACCGCACCATTATCTTCCCAATCGACACTAATTTTTCTTAAATCAACACCGTACTTATCAGAGAACTCTGCGTAATCTCTTTTATCCATAACTTCTGATTTGGTAAGTCCCATTTGTATTTTACCAAATGCATGTAATGTACAGAAATAAGGAAAATCTTTATCTGTTAAATTGAACTTAGTCTTAGCTCTATTTCGTGCCTCATTAGTTGCTTTAGTTGTAAAACTTACAAATGCAATACGATCTGGTGGTGTTCCATTAGCCAATTCTTTTTCTACAAGATTTAACAAGTTATGAGTCTTACCTGTTCCTGG